TTCAAAGTGGGTTTGCTCCACTTTTTCAAAGTGGGTTTGCTCCACTTTTTCAAAGTGGGTTTGCTCCACTTTTTCAAAGTGGGTTTGCTCCACTTTTTCAAAGTGGGTTTGCTCCACTTTTTCAAAGTGGGTTTGCTCCACTTTTTCAAAGAGTGGATTCCATAAAATATATAAATAAATCATATTAGTTTCTTCATGACTCATAAATTTTACTTGTAAATCGGGCCAACATTTTGTATTTAAATATATTTTTGATAAAATAACATGGTCATTAATTAATATTTTTAATCCAATTGGGTCTTCTGTATCTTTTAAAACAGGACAATCAAATATAAATTCATAAGGATATTTGTGTGATTCTAACCATGAAATAAATGATAACTCACTAGTATATTTATTTGATTTAGTTAATGGTAATAAATTATGTAAAAGTTCTTGTCCAATTGAACAATCAATAGGTTTTATTTCTGTTCCATCTACTCTCAATAAAGAATGGTCATCTGTTACATCAACTGTACCATTACCAGTAATAACACGAATTAATTTTTTATAAGGCGATAACATATGTCGAATAATACGATATAATGTAGTCCATCCTTTATCTGTCCAAGTTTGAATTTTTAAATGGATTGAAAATAAATTACATACTTCTTTATCTTGTTTTCCTTTTTCTAAACAAGGAACCCAGACATTACCACCATACTTTCTTGCCAATTGTTCAACAGTACATATTTCAACATTACCCATTTCATCTCGAATATAAACTGGACAATAACTAGCTACACTATCACCATAAATATATTCAGCTTTTGTAAGAACTGGACCATGATTTAATGTATCACATATTTTATTTTGATAACATTCTTCAATAACACGTTTAGCATATGTTAAAAGCATTCTCCCAGTAGCAGTACATGATGCAGCAACATCTTTTTCATAAAATGTACTTGTTTTTGCTCCACATTGTCCATAAAGTGAATTAGCCGTTAATTTATAAGCAAGTTGGCGTTTATCAAGTACATTTTTCATAAACTCATCCGTTTGTAAAGGAATTAATTTCCGAGTACTTTTTCGAGCTTGAAGCAACTCTTCTAAGATAGATGGCATAATAGCACGTCGTCCTTCAGGAAATTGTGCAAACCTACAAATTTTATATCCACATTTAATTTTCTCTGCAGCAGAACTAGCACTTTTTCTCACATAATTAAATGTATCGTAAGTAATATCAACATATTCATATCCTCCAGGCAAATTATCATAAATAAATACACCTTCTGAATCTGTGTTACCGGTAACAGAAATAAGCTTCCCTAATAAATCATATTCTTTTGTCCATACTTTTGAATCATGAGATAGATTTTCACTCATCATAGAAGACGGATATAAAGATGCATAATCAACACATGCAACTGGATTATCTAAATATAAATCACATTTGGGTTCTAAAACAATCGCCCCTTCATATCCATCATTAGATTCAGATTTTTCCATTACAGGAATCAATGTCCCTTTCTCTCTACATTTTTTTGCAACATAACTAGTAAGTTTTATTCCTTGACCACGCAAAACTAAAAAGTTTATCGGAACACTGCATATTTTTGCCATTTCAATAAAACCAGTTAATACATCTACTTTATTTACAATATATTGAACTAGATTACAATCTTGAATACAATATTTTGCAATAATAGCACGGTCTTCATCTGAACCATTTGTCATTCTAAAAATATCTTGAGGGGTTACATCATCTTTTGCTAAACACCATCTTATTTTTTTAATACAATCAGGCTCTATGATACCATCTACAATAAAAGATTTATTTGTTTTATTTATAGATAGAATACGATATTTTTGACCATTATTATAGTAATCTACCGTATGTCCTATTTCTTCAAAATGAATAAAACTATTTATAATTAATCCAGTTAAATTAGTTGATGTAATAATACTTTGATTATCTTCTTCAAGTATCATGATTTTTTTAACATAATCTCCAATAAAATGTCCAGCAACATAATCTAATTTATAGGATGTCAGATTTTCTTCTTTTCTAAAGAAATTATACATATCTATTTGTAATCTTCCTGTCATTTTAATATATTTAAAATCATGTTGTCCAGATGCTACAACAATACTACTTTCTTCTAATACATATTGACCCGTTTCTTTATCACGATTACCACAAATTTCACCTTTATTTCTTGATAATTGTAAAAAGGCATTTACACAATCTGTTTCTTGAGCTCGACAAAACATGAATTCATAATCAAAGCCAAATATATTATATCCAATAATAATATCCGGATTTTCAGTTTGTATAAGATTTGTCCATGCTAAAAGAACTTCACGCTCTGTTTTAAAACAGTCTAATTGAATATTTTCTCCATCTAATGATGCAGAAGTACCTAATACAGCACAATGATTTAAATAAGGTTCTGTTTCTCCATATCGTAAAAAGGTTGACCCAATAAATGTTACTTTGTCACCTTCTAATTTTGGAAAAATCGTATTTAATAGTAAATTTAGTTCGATTAATTTAGATTCTCTATCAAATTTCTTATCACATAAAATATCAATAATAGATTCTTTTGTAGCTTTAACTATTTTTTTCGTAGTATTATCTTCTTCATCATCACTATCATTTCCAATATTTTCAAACATTGTAGAAATAGATTGTATATTTACATTTTTTGTATATTTTTTTACAGGTTCATTAAATATTTCAGTTATTCTTGCATCTAACCATTCTGGGTCTAAATCACCATCATCTGCATGTTTTTTTGGATAAACTAAATCTATTTCTACCATTTTATCAGATAATCCAAAAGCACTAAATAATATTTGTTTTAATTTTTGTTTGCATACTTCTGGAGTAATAGTTGCAAGTTTTTCAAAATATTCAACGATATTAGTAGCTAATTTTTTATAAGATTTAATGGGAACTGGGAAATCACCATGACTACTACTAGCTTCAATATCAAAACTACATATTTTATAGGGAACTCTTTTTTCAAGTGTATGTAATGGCATTAAATATTTATAATGAATCATATATTCATTATCACATGTAGTTTGTTTATAATCATTTAAAATTTCAATAGTTTTATTTTTTGGAAAGGATATCCATCCAGAAGGACTAATATCATTAATATGAAAGAAACGAAGTAAAGGTGGTATATTAGATTCATAAATAAATAAAGATTCTTGATTAAAATTAGTATATCCATCAGTTAATAATTTATAAGGGTCATTACCATACCATAAATTTTTAACTTTATTAAAAGATTGAATATTTTTGAAATAAATAGAAACAAATTTATGATTTTTACCTCCATCAAAACCATATAATTTTTTTTGTTCAACTAAATGACTAGAGCAAATAGAATCTTCATAATATTTTCCAATTTTACTTTTAATATGTGAAATAAATGCACGTTTTGTTTCTTCTGTCCAAGAATCATTTACTTTAATATAGAAGAAAGGTTCAAAATCAGTGGCAATAATAGAGCAAGTACGTCCTGTTTCTGATATTCCAAACATTTGGATTGAAAATACTGCCTCATCTTTTTTATATTGCATAACTTCTTCTTCTCCTTCTCCATATTGTCTTGGTTTTTCATTATATACATTAAAATCGTATAATCTAAAAGTGTGTTCCATTATATTATTTATTATAGTAGAATGGAATAAGTTTAATTCAATTTTTAAATTAAAATTATTTTTCTTTATATTCTTTTTTATTCTTTTATCTTCTCTTGGTTCGCTTGGTTCGCTTGGTTCGCTTGGTTTTCTTGGTTTTCTTGGTTTGCTTGGTTCTTCTAGTACCACCATATTGTGTTCCTTTAACATGTTTTTTATTCTGCTTCTTCTTCTGTGGATGCTGTTTCTTTGGCGGATTCTGTTTCTTTGGCTGATTCTTCTTACCAGATTTAGATTTAATCCAATCATCAAATTCTTCAATAGTTCGCCCATCATTATATTTTTCAATAATACCTTGACTTTTATTAATATATCGCAAATCAGGAAATCCTGTAGCAGGTTCACCAAAACCATCAATTTTATTATGCAATTCTGAATCTACACGAGCAATCATTACATCATTTCCATAATTATTATTTTCAAGTTGAGACCATATAGGTATAGTATCTTTACAATGCCCACACCAATCCGCAGAAACAAATACAAAAATATTATTACCTTTATTAATAGCATCATTTAATTTATCTAGTAATTGTTCGCTTTTTTTCTCAATTACAATATTCATATATTATATATAGAAAATGTTAGCAATAATTATTTTATTAATAATATTTTTATTTGGATTATATTATTTAAATAACTCATTTATTGAAGGTTTGAATAATAGAAAACATAAAGTAAATTCTTGTCCTGATATGTTAATACAAGATGGCTTAAAATTATATCTATATAATTCTAAATTAGCAAAAGTACCTGGAGTTAATCCAATTGAATTTAATAATTTAGAGGAATATGTAGAGTTTACTAAATGGCAACGTAATCAAAAATTAAGATGTCCTGTATTATATTTACAACATACTTTTAATACGCAAGGTGAATCTACTTATAAAATAAGACCAAGTATTCATGATATGCAAGGTGGTCTGCCGCCTAGTAAAGATATGCCTAGTAAAGATATGCCTAGTAAAGATATGCCTAGTAAAGATACTAATATGTCTAGTAAAGAAAAAAAATCTAAAAAACAAGATAAGAGTAAAAGTTTAAGTCAGAACCAAGACCGTAGTCAAAGTCAATCAAATACAACTCCTATCCCTCTACCTAATATAAATCCAAATTATTTAAAAACGAAACATTTTTCATATTTAGTAGATGCAACACGTGATGATTTGCCATATAATATAAATTCACTACCTTCTTATGATAGTTCAAGTTATTATATTGATAAACGAACACCTTTAGATATTATGGATGAAAAAGAAGAGAATTTATTACATAGTCCAAATCCTATGGATGCTAATTGGGGAGGTATTGAATATACTCAAAATTTAGTAGATTCTGGATATTATGCTGGAAATGAAATAAGTAAAGTAAGTATTCGAATTTAACTTTTCTGAATAAATTGTAATACATTAGGTAATGCATTTTTACTTGAGGTTAATATATTAATTTGTTCATAAACTTTTAAATTTGACCCAGATGAAGCATCTTGTGATGAATCTACTTGTAATAATAGTTGAATAATAGAATTATTTAAAACTATTTCATGATTAGTTACCATTGCATCATAATCTGATTTATATTTAGATATATTCAATATATCAGTTAATTTTCCATTTGCATTTTTAATTCCAGCAACAATATCTTTAACACTACTACCACTTTTTGTTTCAAATCCATCTATAGTTTTATTATATGCTAAATAAACAATACCACCAAAAATAACAATAATACAAAATAATTTTAGATTGTTTATATTTATAGAGTCCATCTTATTATATAATATTATAGTAAAAATTTAATAATATTTTCAGGTATTGTTTTATTTATTTTTCTAGTTTGATTTTTAGCATTTGTATATGTAATATTATGTAAACATGTTGGGTCAGATTTAATACATGTAATAAGATTTTCTATTGTTGAAAATTTTGTCATGATAGCAATAGCAGAAACTGAACTTATTCCTGGTATTTGACAAAGCATAATTTCTGAAATATTTTCTGGAGTAATATTATCTTTTTTAACCTTTTTAACAACTGAACAATAATTTGATTCAACTACAATTAAGTCATTTACATTTGTGTCATTTGTATTCGCAGCATAATATGCTTTCCGTGTATTTTCTTTTTGTATTTTATTTGCCATATTACAAATAATACTAGCAGATTCATCAATAGTAAAACTTCTTACAACTGAAAATCCTTTATAGTATTGAAGAGAGAACATGGCAGAATATAGCATAGTTTTATTTGGTTTATTATGAATAGGTCCTTCAAGTAAATAAATAATATTATGATTATGCAATTCAGAATTAGTTAAACGAAAAGATTGTTCTTCATATCGTCCATCTTTAATACTCGATTCTAAATCAGAAATACTTTTTCTCTCTATAATTAATATTTCTTTTCCTAAATATTCTAAAATAATATCTCCAATAGGTAATGCTTCAATTGTTATTGTAACATTTTCTGGTAAACATTTTTGAATTTTTGCAATTAAATCTGTTTCTCTCATATCTATTTTAATATTCATACCACTCTAGTAAGAATATTAAAAAATGTTTATATAGTTTACTCAATATACATAGCTAAATATGCTTAATACATGCTTAATACATTCTTTAACCCAATGTACCAGAATGAGTAGCAGCATAACTACCTCTTCTATATTGCCAAGGATTTCGGGTTGTATTAGCCAACATAAATGCCAATGAAGGTATTCTTTGAGGAGCTCTAGCTAAAAAGTTTCCCATATTTCCACGTGTCCAAGTTGCACCATATGTAACAATACCTGCCTTTTTATTACCACCGCATGACCCACCTGCAGCACAAGTTCTATTTGTTATAGAGTCAATATTTGTTGTTTTTCTTGCACCAGATAAAACCATTAATCCCATTATATATTTCCTTAATATTAAAAAAAATAATATAGATATAATATGTTAATTAATATAATGGACTATAAACAAATAATTCACGACGATGATATTATTAAAGGAGAAGATGGATTAATATTTAATCCGTATAATACAGCAAATATTGAGATTACATTGAATGATGTTCAATCTATTCTTACTAAATATGGTGTTCCTGGAAATGTAGATAATTTAAAATTATATCAACGAGCATTTGTACATCGTTCTTATACAAAAAGACCACATTTAGAAAATGCGGCTCAAAATATAACAATTGTTGAAATGCCTCCTAATTGTATGTCATTAAAAACAAAGTCTAATGAGAGGTTAGAATTTTTAGGAGATGGGGTCTTAGAATTAATTACTAAATATTATTTATATCGAAGATTTCCTAAAGAAAATGAAGGATTCATGACTGAGAAAAAAATAGCTATTGTAAAGAATGAAGCTATTGGAAAAATAGCAATGGAAATGCATTTAAATAAATGGTTAATTCTTTCTAAACATGCCGAAGAAAAAAAAATTAGAACTAATTTGAAAAAATTAGGTTGTTTATTTGAGTCCTTCTTAGGTGCGCTTTTTTTAGATTTTAATAAACAAGTAATACGTGATGAAGATGGATGGTTTCAAAATATGTTTGTTACCGGGCCAGGATTTCAAATAGCACAAAAGTTTGTTGAAAATATATTTGAAAAACATATTGACTGGGTTGCCTTAATTCAAAATGATGATAATTATAAAAATATTCTGCAAGTAAAAATACAAAAAGAATTTAAAGTAACTCCACATTATTTAGAGATTGAACATGATGTAGAAAATGGTTATAAAATGGGAGTATTTTTATGTATAGGACAATCTATATATAATTGTTTAATAACAGATGCAATTCATATTGATAGTTTAAAAACATTTAATTCTATACAAGAGTATATTCAATCTCATAATAAAATATTACTTTTTTTAGGAGAAGGAATGCATAAAATTAAACGAAAAGCTGAACAAATTGCATGTGATGAAGGATTGAAAAAGTTATCATTATATTCAGTATAATTAAGTAATATTAGTATGTATTATAATATATTAAATTTATATAGGGTATGAGTCTTTTAGAAAGATTAAAATTAAAACCAACTAATTTAAATACTAATTATAGATTCCCTGTAAATATTCCGATTATAAAAGAGCTGACTTTTACAGAAGATGATTATTTAGAATTTGCTACATTATTAGACAATAAAGGAACTGATAAAGTTAGAAAAGATATGAGAGAGAGAAAAAGAGATGTCTTGGAAGAAGAAGTGGTCAAAGAAGTGGTCAAAGAAGTGGCCAAAGAAAGGACCAAAGGAGTCCCGGAAGCCAAAGAAGTAGATATAGAAAAAGAACTTAAAGAACCAACCGAAACCGTCATTAAAAAGGCTAGATTAAAACGTGCAGTAAAAGGAATTTCAGTGTTAAAACCAAAAGATTGGGTTCCTATTGATGGTGTTTCTATACAAGCTTTGGCAGAAAAACGTGAACCAGTTCGTGTAAAAGCATCTAAATATTATTTAAATAATCGAGAAAAATTTATTAATTTTATAAATTCAAAATTCAATCATTATAAACAAGAACTAAAAGATAATAAAGATAATATTTCATGTGATTCACAATCTTCCGAGTTTTCTCTCTTAATTCATCAACAACTTGTCAGAGATTATTTAAATTTATATTCACCTTATAGAGGTTTATTACTTTATCATGGTTTAGGTTCTGGTAAAACATGTACGTCCATTGCAATTGCAGAAGGTATGAAAAATGCAAAAAAAGTATTTATTCTTACTCCTGCATCTTTAGAAGAAAATTATTTATCTGAATTGAAAAAATGTGGTGATGATATTTATAAAAAAAATCAACACTGGAACTGGATACCATTACCTAGTTCTCAACCAGAATTAGATACATTATCAGCAGCATTACAATTAAAAATAGAATATATTAAAAAAGCAGGTGGTGTATTTTTAGTAGATAATACGAAACCTAGCAATTATAGTTTTTTATCAATTGAACAAAAAAATAATCTAGATGAGCAAATAAATCAAATGATTAAATCTAAATATGAATTTATACATTATAATGGTTTAAGACGTGCTAAATTAGCACAATTAACACATAATTTTGAAGTAAATATTTTTGATAATTCTGTTGTGATTATTGATGAAGCACATAATTTTATTAGTCGCATTGTAAATAAATTAGAAAAAGAAAAATCGATTGCTTATGATAAAAAAGGAAAACGTACTATGACTGCAATTGCAATGTCGTTAATATTATATGAAATGCTTTTAACTGCACAAAATAGTCGAGTGATATTATTAACAGGAACACCAATGATTAATTATCCAAATGAGTTAGGTATATTATTTAATATTTTGAGAGGATATATTTATACATGGGAAATTTCATTAGAAGTAAATCCAGGGCAAGTTATTAATAAAGAAATACTTCAGAATTTATTAATTAAAAATAAAAATATGGATTATTTAGATTATTCAAATAAAAAATTATTTATTACACGAAATCCATTTGGATTTGAAAATAATTATTTAGGAACATCCGAATATATTGGTGTTTCTAGTGAAACAGAAAATAAACGAAGAAATATTGTTCCTGTTGAAGAAATGTCGAATGAAGCATTTGAAAAAAATATTATTAGAACATTAATTAGTGCAAATATTACAATTTCACCTGGACCAACCTCTGTTATTATACATCCTTATAAATGTTTACCAGATAGATTAGAAGATTTTGTATCATTATTTATTTTAGAAGATAAAACAATTAAAAATCCAGAATTATTTAAACGTCGTATTATGGGATTAACTTCTTATTTTAGAAGTGCACAAGAACAATTATTACCTAAATATGATGCAGCTGAAGATTTAAATATAATAATGATTCCAATGAGTGATTTACAATTTACTTTATATGAATCTAAACGAGTAGTAGAGAGAAAACAAGAAAAAGGACAAAAGGTTGCACCTAAACCTGGACAATTATATACAGAACCTTCATCAACATATCGTATTTGGTCAAGATTATATTGTAATTTTGTAATGCCTACAGAATATCCAAGACCTATGCCTGATGGGTCTGAAGATAAACCTATTGCAATCGAAATTGTATTAGACGAAGGTGTATTAGACGAAGGTGTATTAGACGAAGGTGTATTAGACGAAGGTGTATTAGATGAAGAAGAAGAAATTATTATTAAAAAGACAGAGAGAAAGAAAAGAGTTAAAGCAGCTGAACCAAAAGAACCAAAAGAACCAAAAAAAACAAAAAAAACACAAGAACCAAGAAAACTACAAGAAGAAGGTAAAGGAAAAGAAGGCAAAGATGACTCGGGAGAAGAGGAATCGGGACAAGATGACTCGGGAGAAGATGAATCGGGAGAAGAAAAATCGGGAGAAGATGAATCAGGAGAAGAAGAAAAAGAAAAAAAGAGTAAAGTTATCAAAAAAAGAGCCGTTAAAAAGGCAGCACTTACAGATGAAGAAGATGATTTAAATAATTTTGAAGACCCTGAATATATTGCAGAAGATGAAGAATTAGAAAAAGAAGGTAATTCAACTTATATTGCAAGATTACAATCCGCATTACAGTTTTTAAAAGAAAATGCATCAACTTATCTTACTGAAAGTGCATTACAAATATATTCTCCTAAATTTTTAGAAATGTTAATAAATATTAATGATGAAGAACATATAGGATTACATTTAGTATATAGTCAGTTTAGAACATTTGAAGGTATAGGTATTTTTCAATTAATATTAAATTACCATGGATATACCCAGTTTAAAATTAAAAAGGATTCTCAGGGACAATGGATATTAAATATTTCACCAGAAAATCGTGGAAAACCTACATATGCTTTATATACTGGTACTGAATCACGTGAAGAAAAAGAAGCCGTGCGTAATATTTATAATGGTGATTGGGAATCTACACAAGATTTATCTCCCATTTTAATTGAAGAATTAAAACAAATTGCGCCCAACAATAATTTAGGCGAAATCATTAAAATATTTATGATTACTGCATCTGGTTCTGAAGGTATTAATTTAAGAAATACACGATATGTTCATATCATGGACCCATACTGGCATCCAGTTCGTACTGAACAAGTTATTGGTAGAGCTCGACGTATTTGTAGTCATAAGAATTTACCCCGAGAACTTCAAACAGTTGAAGTATTTTTATATTTAATGAAATTTTCAGATGAACAAATTGCTTCGGATAAATCAATTGAATTAAAAAGAAAAGATTTAAGTAAATTAGAATATCCTATTCCAGGTTCTAAAGATAAAGCCAAAATACCATTTACTAGTGACCAAACACTTTTTGAAATTTCTGCAATTAAAGAGAAAATAAGTAATCAATTATTAAAGAATATTAAAGAAGCCTCTATTGATTGTGCTACTTATAGTGATGGTAATACCAAAGAAGGATTAAAATGTTTACAATTTGGTGAAACAGATAGTACAACATTTTCATATAATCCAAATATTGCTTTAGATAATAAAGGTACTATTGGACAAACAAATAAACGTGCTATTGAATGGAAAGGACAAAAAATAACATTAAATAAAACATTACCTGATGGTACAATTAGTAAAGTTGTATATGTATATAGAGAATTAGAACCTAATAGTGGTAATTTATATGATTTAGATAGTTATCAACAAGCAGTAAAAACTCCTGGATTAGAACCTACTTTAATTGGAACTATTAATTTAAAAACTAAAAAAGTGGAATATATATGAGCAGTCGGGTAACTTTAAAAAATAATCATAAAAATTTAAATCCCAGAAAAAGTAGATATGCAAAAAAATCAAGAAAACATAGAGATAATTTTGAACAAATACATAATTGGTCAAAATTAATGAAAGAAGCACCTTCTTTATTTAAAGGTAAAGATATAGTTGTTATTGTAGATAATAAATGTGGAAATATTTATGTAGATTTTACAAAAGTATCTGCTCATTTATCATTGCATTATTTACATAATAATCTTAAAAAGGAAGAATGTGAATATTGGACAAAATCTAAAAAAAATAAACAATATTCAAATATTCATTATAAGATAGATTATGAAGATAATCCAATCTATATTCCAATTTATTTAAATTCAAAAAAAAAATTTACATATAACTCTAATAAAATTATTGAACCTAAACATCGAAAACTTATTGAATGGTCTATAAATAAATTAAATACTATACATTATTAGGAAATGTATCCCATTTATCTGTACCTATATCTTTATATTCAATAATATTATCATTCAATATTCGTATTTCAAATACTTTATGATTACTTAACCATTCTTCTTGTTTATTTTGTGGAGTATTTTTTGAAAAATGTAATTTATTATCTACTATTGGGGTATAAGTTCCAAATATAAAATCAGCCAATGGTAATATGATATTGAAATTTCCTTTAGATTCTCCTTTATTCAAATGATGTAATGTATGATACCAAAATAAATATTTATATATTGGATTTGATGTATTAGGTTGAAAAAAAGGTAATGGACTTAATATCATATTATTTGGGTCATTTGCAACAATATATTGTTGATGATAAGTAGAATGAATAGAACTCCAAGTCCATAAATATAAAACATTAACTAAAATAGTTGTAGTAATTATTATATACAATGGTATTTTATTAACAATTGTATATTTCCATAAAATAACTGTCCCAACTAAAAATAATAGTAATGTCGCAATCATTTCCATATGAAGCCAATTAAATATTAATCCTTCTACTACATGTTCAGCAGGTAATGTTTGGTCTAAATATGTTTCTTTATGATGTTGTATATGTGAATTATTAGCAGTCATACCCATCATTTTTGAAAGAGAACCACCAATTCCTAATCCATGCATAATATATTTATGTAAACTCCATTCTATAATTGATATATAAACATAAACAAATACAATATACTTGCATAAATAAGAGCATAATTATTTTTATTCATATACCATTACTGAATATTTAAATGTAGCATAATTTTATTTAATTTATCTTTTATTTCTTTTATATCTTCATCAATTGGTTTAATTGTTTTTAGTTTGGAAAAAATAGAATCTGTTTTTTTTGGTAATGATAAATCAGCTAACTCGTTAGTAGAGGAGGAAGAATTTTCATCAAAAAAAGATTCTATATTATTAGACCATGTAATATGTTTAGTTAAATCAACTGATTCTTTTACTGATAATTCATGTGTTTCTTTTCCTTTTAAATTAACTACTTGATTACTTTGACTACTATGAATTTGTTCAATATCAAAATTTCTTTGTGCTAAAGTTTGCGCAATTAAATTTTCCATTTCTGCGCCAATTTTAGGTTCATCTTGTCCAGAAGTATCTGTAAAATTAGGTACAGCTGGTTTATTTAATGTCATCATACTAGTAAATTCATTTTGTTTTTTATTAAATTCTTTTGAAAAGGAATCCATTCTCTCTGTATGCAATTCTTCAGCTGTAATTGAATAATTTGTTGGTGTATCTTGTATTTTTAATTTGATAGGACCTTGGTCTTGCTGTTGCTGCTGCTGCTGCTGCTGTTTCATTTCCATATCTTTAATAATTGTTGTTATAAAAGTAGTATTTAATTGATAAAGTGTTTTACCAGAAGATTTCTCTCTTTCTTCAAATAAATGAATATATTTTATAAATAATTGTTGATTTATAGATGGGAGTTGTTCTCGTATAATTTCCCAAAGAATGTCAATATTTCCTTTTGCTAAAAACATATATATTTGTTGCAGTATATATGTTTATATCTCTTCATCTATTAATTTATTTATTTGACTAACTTTATTTTTTAAAAATGAAGAATTAATACTTGGATTAAATTCAATAACTACATTACATAATGTTTTTAGAGTAATATTTTTATCTTTTTCTTGAAACATTTCTAAATAATTATTTTTATAGTAATCTAATTCCTTTTGTGAAAAATGTAAATAATTATATTCATTTGTATCTGTTAAATACATTATATAAATATCTTCAATAACTGAATTACTTTTAGAACTTTTAGAATTTGATGAATATTTACTACCACCATATGTAGTACTAAAAGAATCAAATATAAGTAAAAATAAAAACAACCCTGCACCAATTATAATACACCATGGTGGAGTATTATCAGGTTGGTGTATATACATTATTCCTGGTGGATTATAATATATTCTTGGTTGCTGTATTGGTTGCGGCGGTATTACTAAATTATTTGGAATAATATTATTACGCAGTGCCCTACATACTGGGCAAATGTTTCGTCTTGATATAATACATCTTGAAGTACATTCATTACACATAAGATGCTGATTTGTACTTGCACAATTAAAAATACATACTGCATCATCTTCTATTTTTTTGTCCATACATATAGTACATTCATCTCCTTTGTTATATTCTCCTCCAATTAATTTATGTATATTTCTAGTTTTATTATTTCGTTTAGTTCGTTTATTTCTTTTATGTTTTCTAGTTTTACTATTCTTCATATTCTTCATATTCTTCTTCATATTATATATCTTCATTAAAATATATTTTACGGAATTTATCTACAAATTTATCACGAATAGTATGAGTTTTTAAATAATGACCTGTTAATTTATCTTCCAACATATGAACTATAAAATAAAGTGAATACATACCACATGCAGAACTACCTAATTGATGTTCTACTGGATAATTATAATCAACTTTAAAAGTAATAGGTATTGCTAATTGTGTTCCTTGTTTTACAATTCTATCAATTAATACTTGTATTTCTTTATCAGGCATATCTCCAGCACTATCAAAAACAAATATATCTTTCTTTTTAATATTAATAAACATACTTAACCAATGTTCGCCTCCTTTATCATGTGTATCTGTATTAAATATAATTCCTATTTTAGTTTTACCAGAAGCAATTTGTTCTTTTAAACTAAATTTACATAATTCTGGCCAAACACATTCTGAACCATACATTTTCGTATCAAAATCAATAGGTGAAGGTCCCATAAATTCAAAACATTTATAAGCTCGTTCATATTGTTTCATAACATCTAAAATATCAACACTAGATAACCATTCATTAGGTTTTTTTTTCCATTCTTCTGGGGATTTGGGTGCAAATGAATTACGTAATTCTTTATCTAATTTACCTTGTACAAATTGTTGTTTTAACCAACAAGATTCTTTATTGCAAACATTTTTCAAATATACTTTAATTTGAGACCAAATATCTTTTGGATTATTACTAACTATTTTCGCATCAGAGTGACGTAAATTCCATAATTCTTTTAATTTAAATAAAGTAGTATCATCTAAACAAGAATAATCTTTTTTATTTTCTGGATTTGGACTACATTGAAGATTTTTAAAAGTGGTTGCCGATTTATTAGAACCATTAGAACCATTAGAACCACCTTTTTTACCTCTTTTACGAGTACTTTTGGCCTTTCTTTGTTTAGACCTTCTTCTCATTACTATTATCAATATTATTATTTTTACCCTTTTTTTGAGTCGGTTTATTCTTTTGGCCATTCTTTTGCCCCGGCACATCTAACTCATTCTTTTGGTCATTCTTTTGGTCATTCTTTTGCCCCGGAACATCTAACTCATTCTTTTGGTCATTCTTTTG